GAGGAAAGAGAATAGTTTATAGGATTACTAAAATTGATGACCCTACTATTAATTATGTAGGTTCTACTTTTACTACATTAAGACAAAGGTGGCAAACACATAAATTAAAATTTAATAATAATTGTAATGGTTGTTCTATTGGAGAATATTTTGATAAATATGGTATTGATAAATTTAAAATAATTTTAATTAAAGAATATAAAGTATGTGCTGAAAATCAAAAAGATAATAAAAATTAAAAGAATACAAAAAAAATTATTATCAAACTAATAAAGAAAAAAAAAAAGAAAAAGTAAAAGAGTATCGTGAAAATAATAAAGAAAAAATAAAAGAACAAAAAAAAGAAAAAGTAAATTGTCCTATTTGTAATAATAGTATTTCAAGAAGTAATTTACAAAGACATCAAAAAACTAAAAAATGTTTAGCAGTTAAGAATAAAGAATAGAAGAATAAAAAATAGAAGAATAAAATTTTATTTAAATTTTTAAAATATTTTTATTTTATTAAAATAAATATGAATGATTTTTTGCGTTCGCAAGTTTCACAAAGAGCATCTAACAGCGATAGAGTTTCTCAATTAATTAGTCAAAGCAAGGGTAATCAATTTGAAGCGTGGAGAGAAGATGCTGATAAATTATTTCAATCAAAATTACAACAATATAGCGATGACTTACAAGGTAATTTACAAAAAGAATTATCAGCAAAAAGTGAAGGTGTTGGTATATTAACTTCAGTCCCAGATATTTATAAATTAGGTCAAGGAGGTTATAAAAATGTATTAGGTAGTTATGGTAAAGGTGTATTTGATAGAAGTGCTGTTGAACTTAATAAAGGAAAAGATAAAGTCAATAGTTTCATAGAAAGAAAAGTTGGAGTTAATGTTGAAAAAGGTGCTAAAAATATTTCTAATAGGGTTGGTCAAATAAAAGACCAATTAAACGGAAAACCACGTCAATTAGATATGGGTGTTCCAGTTCAAGCAGAAAGAACAGAACCACGACAAGCAAGCGAAGATATGAGTAGCATAACAAGAAGAGCAACTGAACCAGGTGGAGAAAATAGAGCAGTATATACACAAGAACAAGGTATAGTTTCAAATCCAGAAATAGAAACAAGAGATGCTATGGCAAATGTTTCTACAAAAACTAATGCTACTGCTGATGTTAGTAGTGCCGTTAAAACAGAAAGTAAAATAACTTCTGCTGCCGATGATGTTAGTAATGTTATAAGTAAAGTTGAACCTATTGCTGCCGCAACAGAAGAAACACCACCAGGTATGGCACTTGCTGGTGCTTTGGCAGTAGTAGGTGGATTGGCATTTGGTATTGATGAATTATTTGGTCATCATTCACATAAACCTAAAAAACCACAATTACCTACTTTTAGTAGTGGAGTTGTAAATACTCCATATAATATTAGTGCTACAATTTTACCTAATGTTAGTTCTCAAACTCAACAACAAGGAACAACAACTTTTTAGAAAATATATAATTATTTAATTATTTTTTTTATTTATATTAATATATATAAAATGGAAAACGAATATTCTGCCAATGATAATACACTTTTTATACCAACAAAAAAATTGAAGATATTTCCCGATGCGATGGGGGTTGATATTAAAGCAAATGGAAAAGGAACTTCTCAATTTGTTTTTACAATTCCAGATTATCTTAACTTTATTAATCCTGAAACTTTGCGATTAAGATTTGATTTAGAATTTTCTGGAAGAGGCTGTCCAGTTCCAAATCCTTCTGCTGCTTGTTCTTCTCTTTTTAGACACGCGAGGGTTCAAACTCAAAACGGATTAAATCTTTTAGAAGAAATAAGTGAATATAGTTCAAGAGTTGCGATGGAATATTCTTATGCCCAAGATGAAGGTAAAATTCACGACCGAGAATTAAATGAAGGATTAGTATTAACTAAAAATGCTCAAAATCTTCTATTTTGGGACGCACAACCATTACCTTCTACTGGTATTACTGCTGGTCTTGGTTCTAAAAAAGTTGCGATTTCACTACCTCTTTGGAGTGGTATTTTAGGAGTAGATGCTTCGGTGCTACCGGTCGCAGCGTTGGGGGGGTGTAAATTAACAATGGAGACAAATACATTAAAAAAATCAATTAAATTAGCACTTGATAGTAAAAAAGGAAAAGGAACTACAATTGCTACTGCTGTTCTTGCTACTGCTTGGTCAAATGTTTCTGTGGAACATATGGTAGATTTAGATATGACTGGTGGTGATAGTATTCAATCAAATTATCAAGTGGGAGATGCCATCTATTACGATGTAGGTGGTGTTGATACTCTTATCGGTATTGTGGTTTCAGTTGGAACTGCTGCTGGTAATAAATTTATTCTTAAAGTAAAAGGTAATGTAGCACAAAGCACAAATGGCCCGGCACTTGCCCAAGGAACAGAAATTTATACTAAACCTATTGATAGATTTGAAGGTTTTACAGCACCAGCAAATATCGTAGCAGGTAATGGAAATGCCAGCATTTCCACTGCTATTACAGAAGGTGCTAAAAAAATTGATTACACTATTACTGACCTTGAAATGCTTGTGGAACAAATCAGTCCCCCAGATAATTATGTTAGTGATATGGTTGCTAAAATTAATAGTTCAAGTGGATTAGTATTAAACTATAAAAACACCACATTACATAAGGTAAATTTAGTAGGAACCCAAGGATTGCTTAACGCTTCTATTCCCAATACTGCTCAAAGGGTTTATAGTGTGAATGCTATGCCACTTGCCAGTGTTGATACTTATGATGAAGATAATCTTACTGCTGTTCCCGATAATATTGAAGCATACCAATTTGTTATTAATGACCAACTAATTCCAGACCAAAAAGTCCCTCTGTCTCGTCTATCAATGACACCAGCATATGTTGAACAAACTCATTTACAGGAGCTCCGTAAGAGTTTGATAAATAGTGGGGTTTTCGTGAAATCACTTCAAAATGCGGAAAAGAACTTTATTGTAGGTAGAGCTGTTTCTCTATTTGGTTCAGTATCTAATATTACTAAAAGTGATTTGTCATTAAGACTTGAATATGGTGCTGCTACTTTCCAAAAAACTCTTAATGTTTATGTATGTTCCGCGAGAACACTAATCATAAGACGCAATGAAATTGATGTTGTTGTATAAAAATCATATAAAGATAAAAATTATTTTATCTTTATTAATAAAATGACTTATGAATTTGAAGAGCAAGATACAGAAAATTTTTATAAATTTTATATGAATATAAGAAAATATTACAATCTTTTTAGAAAAAATGGTAAAAGTGATAATATCTCTAAAATTGAAGCATTTGATTATGTTCTTAATGATGCGACTGATTGTATGTTTTTTGAGGAACAAATGGGGTATAGAGATTTGAAATATAAAGATTTGTATTTTCAATACTAAATTTTTTTATTTAATTTTTTTAATTAATTTATTTTATATAAATAAATGACAATAATATCACAAGACAAGAATAATATACTCCCAATCAATATGCCCGCAAATTCTCAGTATGGATTTTCTTTGGGTTCAAGTGTAGTTCAATTTTTAATCCCACAAAGTCCCACTTTGCTTCTAAGCAAAAGTCTTCGGTTAAATGGAAAACTGAGACTTAATAGAAGTGGTTCTACATTTGCTGCTCCACAATTACCTTCAAATCTCAACTTAGATGGTAATGGAGCATATGAACTTAGACTTAATGAAAGAGTTGGTCTCAATGCTCTATTTGATACTATTACTATTAGTGGTCTTGGAAGTGGCGGGCAAACTCTGGAAAGTTTGAGGAACTTAGGAAGACTGACTGCGCTCACAAAACCATTAACTCACAATCAACATCAATACGACGGACACCTTAACGGACAAGATTGTTCCCTTGCTTCACGCAAAAATCTTGGTGCTGTAAATGTAAATACTGAGGTATTTTTCTCAATTCCTATTGAAACTGGTCTTACAATGGGAACAGAAGCAATTCCTCTTGGAAATAATGGACTTCGTGGAATGGAAATTTTGATAACTTTGGCAAATGACAAAAATGTATTAATTTGTCCTACTGCTGCTGATAACCAATCTGCCTTTTATAGTCTTTTAAATCTTGAACTTTCTTACGATACTTTATCGTTCGATGCCGAGACAACAAAAATGATGGATACTCCACGAGCAGGTTCTATGGAATATAATAGTTATTCTCATCAATATCAAGTTATAAATAGTAGTGATACGCAATTAAATTTGAACTTCGGTACAAGTAAAACACTTTCTGTCATCTCAAATACAATACCGACAACAAGTATCAATAATGTCAGTGTTGATAGTATGGCAACAAATAACTTTCTCAATCAAAATGGGGGTGTATATAATGTTCCAGTTTTACTTAACAAAGTTGTATTTGGTCGTGATGGTATTAGATTACCACTTGATTATGAAATCCATTGTGCCGATGAAAGTCTTGTTAATAGACCACGAGTAGAATTGATAGATGAACTAAAAGGTTCTATGGATGTTGCTGGAAGTTCTATGACTTTACTTTCAGTTAATACTGAAAATCAATTAAAAACAAAAGTAAATCTTGATGGTAATGAGGTTGCTTCATTAGACCCTGCCGTCAATGTTCAATCTCAAAATAGTCCAGTGTTTGGATTGGGTATAAGTGAAGATAGTTTAACAAAAGTTGGTAGAGACTTTTCTACTTCTACATTCACAATGAGAATTGAGAGCAGTTTGGATGGAAATAGTCCCCAAAGTATGAATGTATTTACATTATCTAAAAATCTACTAAACTACACTCCAACGGGCATCTCTGTAAGTTCATAAATTTTATATAAAAAAATTTTAATAAAAAATTTTATATAAAAATTTTATTTAATTTTTCAAAATATTATATAATATATAATAAAATGTCTAAATCACAACTTCCCGATGTTCTAATCCCAGTCAATAAAACTACTATGTCAAATGTTGATATTTATACTTCCATACTTGAACCAGTAAATAAAAGTCAAAAGAGAATTATCTTTAACCTAAGGAAACAAGGGATACTTCATAGTGGTTCTCGTATTAATTTCACCATTCACCCTGAAGATGCTGTTGCGAGTGCTGCTGGTGATTGTTTTCTCAGTTGTAGCGCGGGAATAGGGTCAGTAGTGGATACTGCTATTCTTAGAATTGGAACGCGCGAATTGTCCCGCGTAGAAAAGTTTGGAACTTATTATGCTATGAAACGCTCAGTCCATACTGCTTCTCAACAGACTAATATTGATATGGTCTTAGATGGTGCGGTTTCAGTTGTTTCTTGTTCTCCTAATACTGATGGTAAATATGCTATAGATACCGGTGCTGCCGTTTATGCTAACAAAACAACTGGTATTACACCAAACAAATACAAACTAACAAAATCACAAGACGAATGTGCGACTTTTAGTCTCGCTTTAAGTGATTTATTTCCAATGATGAAAGGGATGATGTTGCCTTTAGCGTTTCTTCAAAATTCCGTAAGTGTAGAACTACTATTAAAACAACAAACAGCGGGACAAACTGGTAAAACTATTCTGTATAGTTCCGCTCCTACTACAACTGCTACTACTTATGGTCTCAACAATATTAATATGTTGATTGATTATTTAGAATACGACGAGAGCACAATGAACAACATTAGAAATCAAGTAGAAGGTGATGGATTACCAATGAATTATCCCGATATTTCTTTAACTACCACACAACTAATTTCATCAGGACAACCAGGTAATAATCTTACAAAAACTGAACAAGATGTTAGAGAAGTAGGTACAGCAGGTCTCCGTGTAAATAATATTATGGTAGTTGATAAAAATACAAGTAATAATCCACTAACAGGTGAGTACAGAAGCGACGCTATGATACACCCAGTTAAATTTAATTGGAGGGTAAATGACCGCATTATCTACCCAAAGAAATTGGAAAATACATCATTAATGCGTAGTGAAATGGAACAAATTTTAGAATTTCCTATGTCTTGTCCCAGTGTTCAATATTCTCTTGATGTTCAAAATAATTTCTATACTTCTCCAAATGGAGCTCAAAATGTCGTAATGGACGCAAATGTGAATTTTATGGCACAATCTAATACCAATCTTGCTGGTATTTATTTCCTCACTGGTCTCAATCTCCGTAAAGGTCCGGGTGGTCAAGGCACAGAGGTCATCAATAAAAATGTTTTACTTGAAAGAGAAACTACTTATTCTCGTAATGATTTCTCTAATAGAACTCTTGATTTCTATGTTGAACACGAAAGGTCAATGGTAATCAAAGGCGGTGTTGTAATGACTTCTGCGTAAGCACAAGTGCTTAAAATAATAAAAAATTTTACTTTAAACAATTGATAAAAATAAAAAATTTTTAGTATTAAATAATTTTTATAAGGTATATATCATAAATTTTATAGATTTTATATATTTTAGCATTTATCAAACATTTTTTTATAATCAATCTTAGGTTCTTTTAACAAATTATCCATTTTTCTTATTTGAAGATGTTCAAATAGTTCAACTGCGTTATGCTGAAAATTTAATTCTGTCCAATCATCTTCAAGAATTTTTTTTTTAATAAATTTAGGGATTTCAATAATTTTCATTTCTTTTTTAATTTTTTTATATAATATAATATATTCATCGTTTAACATTAAAACAAACATTTTAGGGGTTTCATCATCTTTACTATATTTTTCAAGTTTAGTTTTATAAAAATTATAACAAATTTTTTTCAATTCTTTTAAAATACAATATTGTAAAAGTTTTTTTTGGTCATCATCAGGCATTTTAACATCTTTTGGAACATCTGCGACTATGAGTTTAATACCCATAATGTTAGTTGAGAGAGATTGTAAATCTGCCATTATTAAATAAAGTTTGTGATTTATCTTTATATCAAAATCAAATTCAAATTTTTTTTTTCACATTTTATTTTGGAGATTTATTGTTATAGTTTTTGTATTCTTTTGTTTTTCCTCATAATCCTTGACTATATGACCCCAACCTTTATCTTCAAGGTCATTATCATAAATAGCATTAATAACTTCGTGAGTACCATAATAATCATCTATCATTTGTAATGTGAGACCAATTATATTATGACTATAAGGTTTAATATCCAACCATTCAGCTTGTTCTTCTACTTTATCAAAAAGTTCTTCAAGAGTAGGAATTTCCTTATCAGTCGCCATCTTAAATAAAGTTAGTGATTTGTCTTTAAATAAATTCAAATTTTAAATTCAAAATTTTTTTTTATTGCCATATATTTAAAATATTGAATAAATATTCGTTATTTCCTTCTTTAAACCAAAACCTCCAATCAGTTATATCTTTACTTTTCTGTATATCATTTTCGGTATAAAGGAAGTATATCTTGTTATTACTTTTTATCATATTATAAGGGTTTGGTCTTTTAATTCCATTAGTATCTAAAAATAATTCAAAATCAATTTGTGTCTTTAATTTTTTTTTATAACTTTGTTGTTCCCACTCAACAACATAACCGACAATATGCTTCTCCATTCTCTCAAATAAGGGGTCTCTCAAATAAAAATATGGTTCAATTTTTTTTCACATTTTAAATTCAAATTTTATTTTATTATTTAATTAATTTCTTCAATATGTAAAGGTATAATATCATTAATTTCAATATACATATCGTCCATTTCTTCATCGTAATCTCTTTTACCATTTGTTTCTTCTACTAATTTAAAATTTCTAAAATTTTCTACATTTTGACTATTTATAATAATTGTAGGTATTGAATTATTTTTTATAGATAAACTGATATTATCATAATTTTTATGAACACCTACGAAATTAAATTCATTAACATCTTTAATAAATTGTTTAAGTCGTTTGTCTTGTTCGTGTTCATCTATTTCTATGTTGGCGAAATGATGTTTAGCAATTTTAACAATTTGTATTTTTTTTATAGGAATTAATTTATAAGTAGCAGGTTCATTACAATCACCATAGTCATATTGTTTTTTTTGATGTAAATAAGTGAATTTATATAAATTACTAAATACTTTATTAGCATTATTTAAATTATCAACTAACTTCAAATATTTACCCTCTTTAATATCATCTTTAATATCGTCAATTTCAGTCATCATAGTTCTTAAGTTCTCCATTCTCCTTACTTAAAGTTAGTAATTTGTCTTTATATACTATTTCAAAATTCAAATTTTTTTTTTCAAATTTTATTTTGGAACTGAAATAACCAATTCTTGCCCAATTTTAAAAGCTCTTCTTATACGCGTAAGGGATACTTTCAAAAACGGGCAGTTTTTAGTTATTTTAGTTCCACTTTTTTAGTTCCACTTTTTTAATATATGTATATTATGTATATTATATAATTTTTTTTATTATTATATTATTTTATAGTAAAATGGATTATTCAATAATTATTGAAAGCAACCAAGAAATAGCAAAACACAATTACGAAACTGATTATGGAATAGCTATTAATGATGAAACCAATACAAGTGAGTTTGCTAATAATCGTTGGAAGATTAAACTTCCTCAGTCAATTCCATTAAATCCTGGCGATAAAATTAGTTATTATTCTTCAATGATTAAAAGCAAAGGTGTTAGTGATGAAGGAACAGAATTGATAGGAACTGCTAATGGTAATCACGAATTAGTAGATAATAAAGCAAGATTTCAACTTGGTTATTATGTTTATAATAATTGGTTAAATAATGCGATGTTGCCATTGGGAATGGCAAGTTTGAAAAGTCCTGTTTCAACTAAAATCACAAGTAATTTTACTTTTAGAGAGTTTAACTTTCAAGATACTAAACATAATTATAATGTTTTAGATGCTACTGATACAAATATAGCTCGTGTTTTTTGGAGTGATTATGGTGGTGTTAGTTTAGAAACTATGGACGATTGGATAAATAATGGTTCAAGTAGTTTATATAACGATGCCAATGAACTAAATGCTGCTAAATTTGTTTTTAATAATACCAATACAACAGCAACTAATAATCTTTGTCATTATGTTCCAGACACTCAAAGATTATATATAGGACAACAAGATTGGATAGGTATGTATTCAAATGGTTATTCATCATATCACAATCAAACGTTGAGTGGGACTTATAGTAGTAAATATGATATCATCAAATCAAATGCCGATGTTGAAACTAATTTAGGATTTAATAGTCCAATTGTAATTGGCAATAAAATAACTGAAAGTATGAACAATCCTAATTTAGAAGGAAATGATACTTTTATAAATCCAAGACTAATTAATTATACTGAAAATTTGAAAACTGATACAAGTTTGACTTCTTACAAAAATTACTATGATAGTGATGTAGTTCTTCAAGTAGAAGATGAGACTTGTAAGGCATTTCCAACTACATTTGGTAAAATGATTACAGATATTAATAATGGTGTTGAGAATTTTTCTATTAACGCACCAACAAAAGCATTAACAAATATAGCATTTCCAACATCGGCACAAAAAATAAAGTATTTTTACAATTGTGTAGCATCGGGGGATTATAAAAGAACAATGGCGATGAGCGAATTATATTCAAATCTAAATTTAAGTAAAAATATTCAAACATTAAATATCAATAATTTAGCGAATACAAGTTTTTTCAGTGGTTCAACAGAACCAGATAAAAATTATCCACCAACACCACCATCAACAACGAAATTAATTGCTGATAATCCATCATACCCAACCAGTGCTCCATATGACCTTGGGGAACAATTTTGTCTATTTGATAATTTTGATGGTGCTTTTTCAACCAACTTTGATGCTACTGAAATTGCTAAAATTACAAATAATATAATATTTAGAACTGATGGAGTTGGCAGTCCCCCATTACCAACTGACTATGAAACAATTAAAAAACCAACTACAACTGATGAGTATTTAAATTTAACAGAAAATCAAGTTTTTATGACGAATATGGTCGCAAATAATTCTAATTTTGATAAATTAAAAAATGTAAGAGATTTGTTAGAAAAACCTTCAAGTGATTTGAAAATAGATTATACAGACCAAACATTTTTAGATAGTTTATATTATAGTCTTGAAGTTGGACAACTTGACGACCAATTCAGTCAAAGTGTTTATAATATGGTATATAGAGATACTCTCAAACCAGAGGAAAATGGGATACCACTACCAGTTGCTTTACCTTGTGTAAAATCAATTGCTGATAAGTTAGAACCCACTGATGCCGCAGCATTATCATATAACCAATACAAAAATAGAATGAGAATGCCCATTTATGCTGGATTGTTTTGTAATGAGGATAATATTAAAGAGAAAAGTGAAACAATAACTTCACCAAACAAAACATACAATTTTACTTTATTGAAAGAATGGAGAGATAATAAAATGTATGAAATAGATTTCCATTCCAGATATAACGCCAACAGAATACCAAGTAGTAATACTTTAGCATTACCAACTTCTAC